GTCATTTGAAGTAATATGAACTTTTGTTACATAATTATATAGGAAATATAAAACTTTGTAAAGTATTATTACATAAGTAACACTTATAGCATCTATAACTATACCTTATTATTCATACCTAAAACCTTTAGAGTCACTGACATTACTATGGCAGCAGGTACTGTTGTGAGAAATATTATCATTACTACCATCCAAACCATGTGTGTGATATCTGACATAAAAAAAACAGAAGTGTTACTATTTATCACAGTATTGTAATACCCACCCATGTACGTTACTCTTCAGTACATGTGCAGTCAAGTGAGCACCTTCTATTACTACCATACAACTCAATAATATTACTAGAATTTTTTGCATAAAAAAAGGGGGTCGTTAGACCCCCTCAGTATAGCATACTATCTTAGAATGTATACTTTACACCTGCCTTTCCAGACCAGTCTACGTCATCAACGTTAGTAGCACCAGAGATCTCTCCGTATACTCCTACCTTCTCGTTGATTGCCTTTCCACCACCAAGGTAACCGATTAGTTCAGTGTCACCGAACTTGTCAGCAGTCTCAGTATGTGTTGTTGTAGGACCACCAGATACATACCAGTCAATTCCGTTAGGAGTTGTACCTTCGTATCCAAGTTGGAATTCCCATGTGCCTGATGAATATGAACCATCTGGATATGAACCACTTGCTTCTACATTGACGTAAGGTCCAGCAAAAGCTGCTCCAGAGAATAGTAGAGGTGTTGCTGCTAGTGCAGCGATTGTTGATTTAATCATTTTTGTATTATTATCTCGCATGGGTACTAAAAAAACCCTGCGGATGATAGCACCCCCGACAAGGGTACTGTATCTACACAGGGTTACGATCTTTCGAGTCCTTTGTATGATATTATTTAGTCTAGCATACTAGATAAATTGTGTCAATGTTTTAATCTGCTGAAACCTTTGACCTTCTCAAACTCCAATGAATAGTGGAACTTATCATACAATTCATTCTTATGACTGATAATGAATACGTTAGCATCCTGTAGTACAAACCGTACGATTTTGAGAAACTCGTCAGTACCGAACCCATCAAGAGAAGAATCAAATACCTCATCCATAATCAAAAGATTAGTAACTACACTGTTCTTCATCCTTGCTATGTCTCTCCATGTAAAGAGGAGTGCAAGGTCAATTCTCATCTTCTCACCCTCAGAGAATGATGCATAGGAAAATTTCTCATGCATGGGTGTCTGTATACTCTCACTAAAGTCTTCGTCTAGAGTGAAGTTGATATAGAAGTCCATTCTCTGTAGGTAATCATTGACCTGACGATTGATGAGTGGTAAATACTTTCTTATAATAGATCTCTTGACACCATCATCATTCATCAATGCCTTAGACTGATCTAAGTATTCATGATTATCTTTTAGTTCTGTAAGTTCGGATAGTATGTCTTTGAGTCTGGTCTTATATTCTTCTAACTTGTCATTTTCAACAGTTCGATTTTCAAATTTGTCGGTAATGCTTTGAATTTCTTTTTCAAGATCCTTTTTGAGTTTTGTTGTTGTAGATAAGTGTATGTTGTGTTGAGAAATCTCATTGTTGATGGTTGTAATCTCGTTTTGAAAACCTAGGAACTTAGCATATCTCTGCTCTTCAGCGTTGACTGCTTCTTCTAGTTCCACTACGTTCGCCCTGTACTTGGCGATGTCTTCTTCGAGTTTGCCAATCTTATCTAGGCGAAATGATTCTTCTATAGACTGTGTACACTTAGGACATGTAGTATTGTTAGTCCAGAACCCTAGTTCACCACAAGCATCTTGTCTTTTGAAATTTACCTTGTCTCTAAATCTTTCTAATTTCTTTACAGTATCACCTGCGGTAAGATACTCTGCCATTGATTTCTCCTTTTCACTGACACCAGTGATGAGAGTCTCAACACGTTCTTGATAGTCGGTAAATTTTTCGTCACAGTCAGCAATTTTCTGTCTCTTCTTGTTGATGTCATTCTCACCTTCCTCCTCTATCTGTTTGATGAATCGTTTCTGCATTACTATTTTATCTGCAACAGATTCTTTCTTCAACTCTAGCACCTTGATACGGTCACGACAGACCTTCAGTTTCTCTTTGAGTATGTCTGACATACTAGAGAAGACTTTGATGTCTAGCAGGTCTTCTATGACCTCTCTACGATGTGGAGCACTAAGTTGCATGAAAGGAACGAAAGAAGCACTGCCAAGAATAACAATCTGAGTGAAAGATTTGTAGTTGAGTTTAAGTATTTGACCTTCCAAATACTTTTGTTGATCGTTTGCAGAGGAGTCTTCATTAAGTTTTTGTCCATTTCTATAGATCTCAAATGTGTTAGGTTTGATACCACGGATGACTCGATAGTCAACACTCGATATAGAAAAGTCAATCTCTACCTTTGCATCCCTCTCATTCACGCTGTTGATCAGTTGACTCTTACTTATCTTTCTGAACGGTTTACCAAACAGAGAGAAGGTCAAAGCATCAAGTAGGGTGCTCTTACCCGAACCATTGTTACCTACGATCAAAGTGTCTTTGTGTGTGTTGAGACTTATCTCTGTAAAGTAGTTACCAGATGATAGAAAATTTTTGTATTTTATAGTTTTGAATTCAATCATCTTTTGGTAGTGGAGGAATAACTAAATCTTCTTTTCCTATAACAGTATATCTTGTTCCAGTTTTTTCGCATGCAGCAATTGCTACACTGTCCTTTATCATAATTACATTCATAGGTGGATCACCTTGTGCCTCTAATTGTTGTGCATATCTTTCAGCATCATCTTTCTCCTCAAACATAAAGACTACCTTTTCACCATACTCGTTTACAACAGCGTATGCACCTTCTTGACTCATACCTTTGACAGTTATGATATGCATTCTAATACTTCCGTGTAAACATCACTTATAACCTTCTTTATTCTAACTCTATCTAAGTCAGTTTCAAGATCGTCAACATATTTTGTAAGAAGTGTCATGGTATCTTCTGTTTGATCTGGTGCCTCATCTGCTATAACAAGGTGATCAGTTCTTTCTACTATCTTTACATCAACAGGTCTTGCCTTATCAAGTGCTTGCATGAATCTGTTATACTCTTTCTCATTACTCTTCTGCCTTACCACTACCTTGACTATTTTGTCAGTGTATTCTGTAAAATTTGTTAGTTGCCTAGGGGTGTCATGATAGTTGATTACCTTGTATAATTGGAATGGATTGTTGATTGATCTCAAACTGAGAGTTTCTGTATCGTAGATATGAAATCCTCTTTTATCATTCACATCATTCCAGAACATCTCGTACGGATTACCTAGGTAGTAAATCGTACCGTTATTACTCCTTGTATGATAATGCCCAGAAAAGACATGCTTGAATTTATTGTATATCTCAAAATCAGCACCATGCTCCATGGTGTGTCCATGGGTAGCGATGAATCCGTTGAGTTCCAAGTGACCCATCGCAACTTTACACTTACTCTCCTTTATCTTTTTATATGTCTCAACCTCATTTTCGATGTTAATCCAAGGTATGAAAAGTATATCTAACCCTCCTACATTCAACTCCTGACATTCAGAAAGTACGGTAATATTATCGTACTCTCGTAGTAATAAGTCGATTGTATTGAGTTCGTTAGTGTTCTTGTAGTAAGCAGTATGATTTCCGACAACACTAACCATACTAATGGAGCGAGAGCGAATAGGATCGAAATAATGTTTCTTCGCCCAATCCAAAGAATATGAATCAATACCTTTACGGTTGTCAAAAGTGTCACCAAGGTCGAGAATAGTTGTGATACCTTCTCTATCAAGTGTTGGGAAGAAAGTTTCCTCATAGAACTTTAGGAAGTAGTCGTGGTATAACTTTGATCCTTTCTTGAATCCAAAGTGCTGATCAGTTATTATAGCAACCTTCATCCTATGTCTTCTGATGCAGGGATACCTTTGCTTTTTATAAAAGTTTTACTCTCATAGTCAAAGTATGGATGTGGTGCAGCATTTTCAAAAGGATTCTTCGATGTATTTTTCAATACAATAAATTTATCCTTTGCAAAAGTACCTGCAACCTGCACTTCTATATCATCACCATCTTTCCAGTTTATTTCACCTTTCAAGTTGGTGTGAAGCATTGCTTCTTGTATCTGGTCAATAAGTTCTTGTGTTAGTTTCATCTATTGCTGTTCCTATACTGTATGGCATCTTTGATCTGATTGTATTCAGATGACTTACCATCTTCGTCTGCGACGAAGACTTCGTCAAATCCAGATCTTTCTATAATCTTTTGTCTTATCTCTAGTTGTTTCTTTTCTTTCTGTATCCTACGTAGGAAGGCATAGTGTATGATCTGAGTAAAGTATGCAAATGGATTTGTAGATTTCTCAGGATTGAAGTTGTTGATGTACTGTACACAGTTCTCTATACCATCACATATCATATCATCCTTGAACATGTAGTTCACAAAGTTTGGTTTATATGATAGGTGTGTTGCTATCTTTAGAAAACACTCACCAAGATAGTTCGTAATACGAGGTTTAGGTTCACCCTTCTCCTCTGCTTCTTTGATAGATGCTTTGTACGCAACGATAGCATACAGGAACTCTTTGTTATTGACGTAGTGTTCAGATCTTTTCCTTGCCATTTATGTTCATTTGTATATGAATATTATAGCATTACTTGACAAGGTTGGCAAATACCGTTACACTAACAGTGTCGCTGTTCAGAAGGGGAGCTATAGGTCTTTCTTAGGTTCTTTAGAAGCAGAGTCTGATTTGTATAGTTTTTCTATACTCTTTCTTGCACTGTCTATGTTGTTTATATACCCCATCTCTCTGTCAAGATCAGGGTGTTGACGCTTGAACCCACTCTCAATAATATTATTGTAAGTTTTAATTACAAGATCATCCTTGATCTCAGAGAGCGTAATGATTTTATCTAGATCTAGTATGAATATATCTTCTTCTGACATTTTTATCCAAGGTTCAAACTTGTACCCAAGGGGTACATTCGCTCCATGGGAGCGAACCTCTTGGCATATGACTGGGTTGTCTAGTATTACTTTTTCTATCTTGTCTGTATAATCTACAATAACTTTAGTTAGAATCTCTTCTCCACTGACAAGTTTTACCGTAGCAATAAACTCATCGTATGGTTCTTTGTTCTGTTCAGATTTTGATCTGAATAATTTCATAACTAAACTTCTCCTCGTTGTAGTATTTGATTCTTTCAATCAGATGATTTAAAGTATAGTTTTGCTTTGATCCCTTCTTACAATCATCTGCTATGTCGTATAGGGTAGCATTGAGTTTATCTTTACTTTTTCTTAGAACTCTACCAATAGATTGAAGTGTTCTAATCCTAGACTTGCTAGGTGATGCAAAGATAACGTTGTGTAGATTCTTGATGTTGATACCTGTAGAGAATGTTCCAAACGATGCAATGATGATTGCGTCGCTCTCTTCTTCAGTAATTTTTCTTACTGATTCTCTTTCCTCAACGTCTACTCCACCGTGAACAAAGAATATCTTACGTTCAACTTTATTTATTATATCGTACAAGACCTCTCCATGGGTGGCAACCCTACTGTATAGTATCAAAGTGTTACCTTTCAAGTCCCACACTAGGTTTCTAATAAATTTATTTCTTTTTTCGTGACTTATAAGATACTGTACCTCATCCTCATATGTGTCAAATGTTATGGGTGTATGCTTGAGTAAGAGTACTTTGATGTTGAGTTTTGCTAGGTAACCCTTCTCCTGTAGTTCCTTAGTGTTGATGATCTTATAAGAGGGTCCGAACAAACCTTCAAGTACCCATTTATGAGTCTGTGTACCATCGAGCGTACCTGTGAAACCATACCTGTATTTTGTGTCATAGAGTTTAGTCATGATACTTACTAATGATTTAGACTTAAACTGATGTGCTTCGTCACCTATGACCACATCAAACCTGTTGAACCATGTCTTAGGTAGTTTGTATATTGACTGCCAAGTTGAGATTATGACTTGTTTCTTACTCAATAGATCTTTACCTGCATAGATTTTGTGACAGTATGTGTCTGCATCCCAACTGTAGTCTATGAAGTCCTTGTGCATCTGCTCTACCAATGATGTAGTAGGCACGATAATAAGTGTTGACCTATTGTATTCTGTATGGTATCGTGTAATTGCATAGATCATCAGCGACTTACCAGATCCTGTTGGTGATATAATTAGTCTACGATTTTTTTGTAATGCATCAGTCACCCCATCAACCTGATAATCACGAGGTTTGTATTTCGAGATTCCCGTTAGATAATCCTTTACTCCCTCATGAGAGATTGATTCCGTCTCTTGGTAGGGCAAACCATAAAATTTGGAGTTCTCAAATTCATACTCGTAATTGTATCTCTGACAAAATACAACAATCTTATCAAGAAGACCTACGTATATCTCATTCTTTTGTAAATTAAAAAGTCTTATCTTACCATCCCAGTACTTACTACGATACTGTGGCATGAACTTAGCACCAGGTACATCAAATGTAAATTCGTCTTGTAATTCGTGTCTTATATGTGGATCACAATCTATCTGTAAATATACTTCATTCTTCTTTTTGATAACAAGATTAGCCATAACCTGAAGAGAACCTTCGCCACTCAATAGCATTCTTTATTTGGTAGGTTCTATTAGAGACTTGTCTGAGTATCTCTTCAAGATACTTGAGCATGGTGTCGTAGTATTCAATCTTCAGTTTGACCTTACTCAGTTTTTCATCTGAGTCTAGGTATAACTTGAGGTCATCTTTGTCTCTGACCTTATAAGGAAAGGGTTCTGCAGCATAGATATCAGCTGTTGCTTTCCCAGTGTAATACTTACGTCTGTCTAATAGACTACTGGTATATACTGCTTCATCACGCTTACGCATGAGCAATATAGTATTATATAGGTTGTAATATCTGGCGTGTAACTGTGGTATCTTTAGACTCTCTGTGTCTAATTCATCTTGATTCATCTTTGAATCTTTTTCCCACATCTCTTGTATAGTTTCAAGAGAGAGGGGACTAGACTTTCTTTCCATTTACGTCAATCACATCAAAAATAGTATAGCGGAAAGATGCTGTGGCAGTATAGTACTGTTGCTGTTCCTGTGTTGCATCAAAGGGAACTGCACTTATGGACACGGGAAATACGTCCTTAAATTTAATCTTGACAGTGGGGTTATAATCACTATTGAGAATCATAAGAGTAGCATCAGATCTTTCGTTAAAGAAATCACCTGACCGAGGTTGTTCTGGTAAAAGTCTATCAGTCTCTTTGAGTTCGTTGAACTGTGACAATGACTCTGGAAAACCTAATGATGTAATCCACTGGTATAGTTGAAGATAATTTTCCATATCTTCATCTACCATAAAAGTTATATTAAGATCACCGTACACCAACTTATCACCTGGCACTGGTATGTCTTTTAGATAAGTTGTCTGATTTGCTGATCCTAGTGAGACCTGAGGTATATTTGCAGTGTTGCAATAGAAATCTACCTTCGGACATCTATTGAGTAAAAGTTTAAAACCAACAACAGACAGGAAGTTTCTATTTGAAACCTCCTGATATTTCATAGGATGAACAGATTTTCTTGTTGGCATTACTTACGTCTCAGTGTTGACAGATATTCTAATACATTTTCACGAATCCACATCAGTTCATTATAACAACCTTGGTTGTGTGCACATCCTCTCAGTTTAGAATCGGGTGTGTGAACAGACTCTATGAATATATCTAGACCACGGTTCCACTTTACGTCTTGTGACTCGTGTGAATCAATCTTTAGTTTGTCGTTCATAATCAAGTGGTACTATCATATTTATCATAGCATAAAAAAAGGACTGCGTTGCAGTCCGTTATACTATAGTGGTAGTTGTGCGAGAGATGCTGTCCCTAGTGGTTTCATATACCTTGAGACTAAGTAACCGCATTGACCTCTTGGGTCACTTTTGATTGCTTGTGTTTTATACTGTCCTTTGTATCTTTGGGGAACAGTTGGTCTTTTTTTACCTAAAGCGAAATCTTCTGCACTAACTGGTACAAAGAAACCTTTACCAGGAGGGCATGTATCCCACCTACTATCTACACTTTTTTGTGATTTACTATATGGTTGGAATTGATCAAGGACATTTTGGTCACTTAGATCAACAAAACCATAGTCAGAGTGACTCATCGACATTGGAATTTTATTTATCATGTACTTATTATATATCAAAGAGAAACAAAAAGCAAACAAAAACAACCAAAAGTGTGTAAGAATATTAGGAAATCTTTACAAAATATCCCTCCCCATAAAAAAAAGACCCCCGTGAGGGAGTCTTTTTGATTCTCGACAGAAGTTTGAATTACATTAGGTTTGTAACTTTTACTCTTCTGTAGTATCTGTTGGAAGAAGCAGTGATTCTACCAAGACCTTGAGTTGTACCTTCAGCGAATGGGTTTGCTACCATACCATATCTGGTCTTGAAACCAATCTTTGGCTGGAAGGTGTCTTGTCCAACTGCTCTTACCATTTGTAGAGGAACATATGGGCAATAGAATAAACCAGCGTCATAAGGTGAAGAACCTTTGTAACCCATAACATAGTACTGGTTAGCGTCTAAGTTAGCAGCGAATGGATCGATGTAAACTTTGTATCTACCGTTTAGTGTACCAGCGAATGTGTTACCTGTGTCATCAACCTGAAGGTTGCTGTTTAGTGCAGGTGTATAGTCTAACTGACCTGCTGCTGTAAGAGCTGATGCTACGTCTGCAGAACATAGGATGATGTTACCCTTTCCACGACGAGTTCTTTGTGCGATTGCGTTTGCATCTCTCTCTAGCTGGAAGATCATACCTTTGAACTTCTCAACCATCCATCTTCCGTTTGAGTCAGTGTCTAAGTCAAACACACCACCAGTAGCAGTGTTTGTTTGTGCACCAGCTTCAGCAGTCTTGTAGATAGTTCTAATGATCTCTCTGTTGATTTCAGCAAGGATCTCAGTAGATAAGATGTTAGCAAGTTCTGCTTCTGCATCTAGACCATGAATTGCCTTCAAGTCTTGTGCTAGTTCTAGACTGTACTCTGCCTTTAGAGCTCTGGACTTAGCAGTAACCGAGACCTTCTCGATACTGAATGCCATCTCTCTGAAGTCATTGTTAGAAGTGTTGTCTCCTAACTTTTCAAGATCTTGTGTCTTGAAACCTTGTCCAGTACTGTATGCGTTTCCAGCACCACCATTTAGAATGGATGGGTTTGTACCGCCTTGTGCAGTTGTACCGAAACCAACGTCAGAATCGCCATCTGTAGCACCAGTGTAGTCACCCTGTGTAAGAGATGCTGCATTGTTTTGTGCTGAGAAAGCTGAATCTGGTTCGTTGAATAATGCTTCTGTTCCGTTCTGATTATCGAAGCGACTTCTCATCGCAAAGATAAGTCCAGTAGGTCCATTCATTGGTTGTACACCAGCAAGGTCGTATGCCACCAAGTTAGGCATAGATCTTCTGATCAATGAAATTAGAACTGGGTCGAAACCAGCAACAGGACCACCAACTGATGCACCGCCACTGAAACCAGCTGCTCCTGTGCCTGATGGGTCTGTGTTTACTGTAGGAGGTGCTTCTGATAAGAATGCTCTCTCCTCTCTTAAAAATCTTTCTTGGTTTTCTAGAAGTTGTGCGGTAACAGCTCTTCTGTGGTTGTCGGCAATCTTATCGATTCCTTCAGCCTCAAGTAGAGGTGCCCACTTCTTCTGGAGTTGTCCAGAATTAAACATGGAATTTTTCCTTTAGGTTGTTGTTTAAGTGTTGACTATTGGAACTTAGTCAGTGCTTGAATGTATGCATCCATCGCTGGTGAATTCTCCACGATAGGAGCATCTTCAGAGATGACTTCTTGGGATTCGACGACAGGCTTCTTAGCAAAGTAAGATTCCTTTAGTGCGTCTAGTTTTTCCCTGTATTGTTCTTCACTCTCAAACTCAACACCTTTAGTTAACTCGGATAGTTTTTCTTTCTGTGAAAGTGCTAGTCCTTCGCTAACTTCATCAAGGATGTTATCGGAGACAGATACTGATAAACGCTTGGTCAAAGCCATGTTACTATCAATCTGTTCGTTGAGTTTTGTCTCCATTTCATCTAATTTAGTGACCATTGCCTCTAATACATCATATTTGTCTTCAGGGATTTCAACATAATGTTCTTCAAAAAGACCTTTGAGGCCAGTCAAGAAGGATTCAGAGAGTTCACCTCTGATTCCCGACTCTACTTGGAGTGCATTTTCAGTAATCCACTCTTCTGCAACATAGTGCAAGTATGAGTCTACTCGTTCTTGAAGCGATGCTTTGTACTCACCCATTTCTTTCTGGATGTAAGCATCATAGTCTGCTTCAAGCGATTCTTTTACGATTGCAATCTTAGACTTTATAGCAGTCTCAAAGATTGTACGTGCTTTGTTTTGGAAGTCTGCACTTAGTTCCTCTCCCTCGAATAATGCTTTCACATCGTCGTCGAGATTGATCTCTAATTCTGCAACTGGTGCTTCTTCCTGTTCTGGTGCTTCTACTTCTTCGTTAGCACCTCTACCGTAACCAGATGACTTCATGCCATCGGCTTGGTTTCCTAGGGGACCGTCTTGTTTCACTGTACCTGCAGTTCCCTTTGTTTGTGGGTCACCTGCCTGTGCAAACTTTGCACTAGGTGTTTTCAACTTGTTAGAGTTGTCGTCAGGCTTACTGTTTGTTGGGGTAGGACCACCTAAGTCCTCTACACCTGTTCCCCCTGCGTCGGGTACATAATTTGGAGTTGTTGGCATAGTCTCTGCTGGTTTAGCACCTTTAGTGACCTGGTTCTCCATCTCATGTAGTTCGCTTTTCTTTTTAGCGGTCATTTGCCAGTCCTTGTTTTCCTAAGAATATGTTATTATTTAGACATTTTATAGATTGTTTAGAAATTTTTGGAACAAAGCAAGCTTGTGCTCCTCTAGTTTCTTTGAATCTACCAAAGTATTTATACTCTTTGATATATTTGATACAGTTTTTTCACGCAACATACTGCCTTCCCAAACCCATTCCTTACCTTCCATTACACCATCAACGAATGCGTCGGGTGCTGAAGGGTCAGCAACAATGTCTGCTGCAGTAGCAAGCATGAAGTCTTCGCCAACATAAGAAACACCTTCTCTGTTTACGATAGATCCCATACCTCTTGATGATACACCGAGTTTTACACCAGAGTCTAAAAGAGATTCTGCTATCTTACCCATAGGTGTGCTCAAGATCTGTGCCTTACCCACAAAGTTATTACCCTCTTGTGTAAGAGCGACAATCTTATGAGATACACGATCAAGGTTTATTTGTGGTCCGTCAGGATGCCCTAGTTCTCCTAGTGCACGTCCTTTAGATACGAACGCTTCATTATATCTCTTTACCTCATTCATCATAGTAGAGAGAGGGTAGCAACGTTTGTTGCGATTGACCACCTCTGCCTGTAAAAATGGACCTTGTATGTAAAGAGTTTTCTTTCCGTCTTTCTCTTCAGTAAGAATATCTACTGATTCTATTTCTTCTGAAATTAACTTCATGCTATTCCTACCTCGTGTAAACGTAAAGTGCTACCTGATGCTGTCTCAGGTGCTAGTCTGAAAATCACTGACTTCGATAGAACTGCTGTTCCAGTGAAGTCTGCTAAAGATGAAGTGTTTGCATTGACTGTAAGAGTTGTCTTAAAGTCATTTGTTCTTTGAGGATCTGACTTAGCAGTTACCTCAACATGTGCAATTGTACTATTGTATGTTCCAACTGAAGACCCAGAGAGAGTCACGTAGTCTCCTACCTGTATCTTTGTGTCTGTATGGTCAATAGTGAGGACTGATGTTGCCCCCTTTGTGATTGCAGATACTGGTGCGTTTGCTGGATGTCCATAACGATAAAGGAATGATGTTCCTTTTGCTACATGGAATGATCCGACACCTGCTTGGTTTGCTGTATTGCAAACTGCAATGTTACCTGCTGCTCTAGCATCTGAACAGACGACGTATAGTAACCCCGTTTTTACTGTCTGTGCTGATGTAACAGCAGACGTTGCATTGGCACTACCAAGTTCTCCAATATCCGATACTAATTTAAGTGATTGGCACGTCATTTACTTCTGTTTCCTGTTCAGGTTCTTGTTCAGTTTCAGCGTTTGCTTCTGGCTCAATACCATCACCTACTTCTGGTAGAGGATCTCCCTCTTCTGGTTCACCAAATAAACTTTTGGCAACCTCAGGTGCAGCTGCATCCACAAACTCAGCAGACTTTGCAAACATCATTTGTTTCAAAGCATCAGATACTTCCGTAGACGGAGCATCGTTCGCAATCATATCTATAAATTCAGCAGAATCCATTCTTATATTATAAAACGCTAGTTGTATTTATAAAGTTTATTATATCGTCAGCAATAAAGGGTTGTGATAACAAATCTGGATGTGCGTCATAGGGTGGTCTAGTGCCACCAACAGGATCATATTTTCCATCAAATATCTTTGATGTTATCATAAGATCGTAAGATAATTTTGTATCATGCCAACCACTCATAAGCACCAGTGGCACTTTGTTAACAGCACATATACATTTCACAGACTCATATACCATCTTCTCCATAGAGTCTCCATATGCATCATGATATACCTGTTTGTAATAGGTATTCCAAAACCAATTCAAATTATAGATCTTCTTAGAATTTTGAGATATTGATGGAGATATTTTTTGAAAGATATTACCATCATGATACTCAAGTCGCTCTGGCATGGTGAGTTGTATAATAGCAAGATCATAGTCTTTGATATTATGTGTGGTAAGTTGTCTTAGTATGCGTTGATTACTACCTCCACCATCAGCATAATTATATTCTTCTGCACCTAATTCATCACATAATATTTTTGACCATCTATCTGTCTCCCAGTTCTTACCAAGGAAAAGTCCTCCCCTTGTCATAGAGCATCCATCAAAGTATATCTTCATAGTCTATTATCCCTCTTACCTTTTGATGCAACATATTCTCTTGCTATATTGGTGAGTGTCTTGTAGTTTGCTCTTGCAGTTTTTTTATCTTTCAATGTTCTCATTTGTTCAACGGAGGGGTGTGTTACGAGTCTTGAGAGCATCTTATCGACATGAAATGTTTTTGTAAAATCACCTTTATCTAAATCGAAGTATTCAAATTTTATATTTGCTTGATGAAGTTTCTCTGCAATCTTGTAGTTTGCTTCAAAAATATTTTTATCGAGATGCCCCCATATTTTTTTCTTGTCATTCTTATAGAGAGCAAAAACATCTAGAGTCGTATGATCTTCTCCTATCAGATCAAGTAAGTTCCTAGCATTCTCTACCAAGTCAGATTTGTAAGGCACTATGTTGACATGCTCTTTATATTTCTCAGATATTTCTACACCATCGAATGAAAAATTAGATTGACGTTGATGTGGAAATAGCAAAGGACATTCTGGAACATCATCTAGTGTGACCTTATCAAGATTCCCATCTTTATTCCTTTGATCTTTTAAGATATTAAAATACATCAAAGTGTCTTTATACTTCAAGTCTAAAAATTTTTCTCTATCTTTACTATCATACTCCAACTCCTTTCCTCGATATTGCAACGGTTTCCACAAAGTATTACCACCTATCGCATGGTGTGGTATTTTAGTAAGGACTTTTAAGTGAAAACCTTTATCTTCACTATACTTTATATCTACTTCACCATCCCGTGTTATTCCCACATATTCTACATCCCTTGTAACTCTACGTGCACGATGCAATTCTTTTGTGCCTTTGTATCGATGAAGAATATCTATCTCTAGAGTGCGATCCCATATCAACCGTCCATGTCTTTTTTTTCTTGCATGTCTTCCTAACCAATGACACTGTCCTGTCTCATGAGTTATGACATAATCGAACATCATACAGTAAGGTTTATTATTATATTGCAGCAGTTTCTTAATATATTTTTTGGCAGCAAAGTTGCCACCCCAATACACTAGCATATTATATCTTTGCTTTCTTTATATCTATGCCAGGTGCTTCTGTTTTACCTCCATTCTTTTTATTATCAAGGTTTGGTTCTGATGGATTCTTACCTAAGTTGCCCTGTCTTTGTGCCTCTGCATCTATTGCACCTTGCATCATCTGATTCTGAGTTTCAAGTGGTACACCTATACCTGCCTCATTCTCCTCTTCCATTTCCTGTGCCATCTCTTCTATCTCTTCGTCTGTCTGACGTAGAACCTTACGCTTTACATAGTCTCTTGAGTAGTATGTGCCGATGTATGGTTCGATAGCAACCATGATATTGAGACGCTCGGTCATCAACTCGTGGTCTTTGAGTTCTGCAAAGTGATTATCATACTTATAGTCAAACTGTATATGCTCCGACATCTTCTCGAAGTCTTCTGGAGTGACAATGTTCTTGAGTATAAGTTGAGTCTTGAGAAGATCTATGAATAATCCACTGAATCTCTTACGTAATCTACCTACAAACTTACTGAACATAAGTTCGTCTCTTAGTATCTCAGATGATCTACCTAAGTTGAATCCACCTTCACCACCTGCAATGCGTGACTCAGGTACATTGAGCGAACGATATAATTTTTTCTGGAAGTATTCAATGTCAGTAAGTTCTCCAAGGTTCTGACCACCAGGTAATGTGGTAATCTCAGTTCCTCTTCCACCTTCTCTTCTAGGTAACCAGAAGTCTTCAAGCATAGACATGAACTTCTTGTCGTCCTTGATCTCACCAGTGTTAGCATCATATACTAACTTGTTTCTGTAGCGAGACATTACGTCACGTAGATACTGCTCTGCTTTTACCTTAGGTAAATTACCAACGTCAATATAAAATATTCTTCTTTCTGGTGCTCTTGATAGTCTGTATATAACGAGAGAGTCCTCGATCATACGTAACTGGTTTAGACCTTTGATTGCCTTATGTAAGTAAGACAGTGTAATCTTCTTGTTTCTATCCACTAGACCAGAGTGTACATGAGTGATAGCATCCTTTGCTATTCTTACGCCCTTACCAGCAACTGATCCATACTTCTGTGCCATACCCTGTGGATAGTAGGTATAAAATTCCTCTATCTTAGTATCTTTTGTTATAGTTTGTTCACCTGAGTATGGTAAAACAGGTATTCCTTCTGCTCCTCTTGCACCTTTTTCTTTAGTAGGTTTTACTCTCATCAATTTGAGTTTTAGAGAGTCGATATATCTTACTTCTTGTATACCCTCATCAGGTTTCTGTACATCAATTACCTTGTGATAATATAATCTTCCGTCAGTATACCAATTTCTAAAGATCTCGTGTGCTTTTTTATCAAACTGTAGAAGGTCTTTGACTCCTTTGAACTCATCTCTTACTAATTTTTTGAGATTATCACTTACGTTTAAATTATCTAAGTTTATTTCTACTGGACTATCATTACTATCAGATACAATTGCTTCATTTACAACGTGTTCAATAGCAGTGTCACACTCAGGGTGTAATGCCATGTCACGGTATCTCTTTATAACATCAAACTCTGTACGAAAGACTCCTTCTATGTCAACATACTGACCATAGAATCCTGACGATAGAAAATAATCAGCCCCGTCCTCGTTATTAGGAGGAACTGGACTGATTACACCTTTCTTCTTCTTATCATTGGGATCCTCAATCGAGAACCCAAAGAGTTTTGCCATAATTTATTCCCTGTCTTTCTATGTATTATACCACAGAATCAGTGTTTCTGCCATCATATGCTTCCCACCATTGGACTTGGAGGGTAACTTGGAACTCTTCAACTGTGTCAGCTGTGTCGTATGACAGTTCTATTGGACTTACAAGTGAAGGCCAGCAACCGTGCATCTTGTATCTACGTAAGACTGGAAGTGTAGCACCACTTTGATCTCCACGAGTGTTTAGATCAGTGTTTGCTCTTCCTAACTGGTTTACTACCCAATCAGTAAAGTAATCTGTTGGATTGATTGTACCAGAACCGTCAGATACTTTGGTAATGAAGTTTGCCCATCTCTCAAATGCTTCTCTGAGTTTGAAATCACCGTCGTTGATGACTGTGATTGTCCATGGGTCGAACCTTCTGTCACCTGCAACCTTGAGTTGTCTACCTCTAAAAGGAACAACAACCTCCTGTATGTTAGATGCAGGTAACTGTGCCCCTTTGATCATCATGCGATGAGTCGTGTTTTCAATCTCATCATCAAAGATTCCCTGTCCTGAAGGGAAGTCCATCTCAACCTCAAAGAGGTTAGGACGAGCACCACCCTGTACAAGTCTTGCCTTGAATGAATCAATTGATCTTTCGTTGTTGGGAACCGAAAAAATGTTTCTGTTTAATGCCATAATTGTGTGGGTCTCCTATTACACAGTTCCTACAACTTCACTGAAGGAAACTCCAGTTCGTGTAGCAACAAATGTTAGACCAATGAAATTGATTGATCTTGCTGGTTTCACAAAGATGTCAGCAAGGAACTCATTACGATCAATAACATCTGGTGTATTATTTGTCTCATCACATATAACGAGGAAGTCTTGAAGACCTCTCTTCGCTTGAACATCCCTTAGGAATGGTTCAACAATGTTGATGAAGTTTGATCTTGTACCTGCGTCGTTGAGTTCAAATAGAACTGACTTAGCAGCGTTCTCGATTGCTTGTTCGATTGTGATGAACAGTCTTCTTACGTTGATTCTGTCAAATGCAGATTCAAATGCAAGACCTGTCTTGTCTCCAAACAAGACGATACCGTCGCCTGGTTTTGATGTGATTGGGTTGACTCTATTGGAGTACAACTGATCTCTAGCATCTTTGCCAGGATTGAATGCTAGTTTGATAGCAAAGTTCAATCCACCTCTGGTTGTACCTGCAGGTGAGAACCATGGGAAGAAGTCTCTATCTGTTCTTACCATACAACCTGCTACATCAGATGATGCTGGCATGTAGATAAACTTCTTATTGAATCTATCGTACACATACTGATATCCAGAATCGAATACCACATATGAGGATGATGAAAGAGGTGAGAAGAATGATAGAACGTTAGATAACTGAGTTGCAGAGTCTGTGACATTTACCACAGAACCTCTGTTTGGTGATATCACCGCAATACAGTCTTTCCTACCTTCTGCTAATTGAATTAGTTTATTTGCTTTTGCTTGTTCTTCTTCTTTTGAACCAGAACAACCACCTTGTAATAAGAATCTGATGTCACTGTCTACAGGATCTGTAAACTTTTCATAAGAAGTCAACACATCACCTAGTGGTGCATCGTAAACACCGACTCCAGTGTAATCTAGTCCACCTGTTAGTGAATAACCTTGGTTACCGATAGAACTGAACTTGATGTTCTTAGCGTCCTGACCCCATGATCCTTCAGCAGATGTAATGGATGTGAATCCAGTTGTAAATCCACCTGGTAGAACAAGTGTACCGTGATGTGCATCGTCTGCTGCAGTTACATGCTGTCCAGAGAAAATATACTCTGAGTTGTTTGCTAGGTAATCTTTGTAGAATATTCCTTCATTGCCAGATGCTACTCCGTCTTTGGCTTTGGATAAGTTTGGAAACTTTTCCAAAATTGATCCGACATTTCC